CTATCGCTACATTGCATAGAGAAGATTGCACACTCCCCGCCGTTGTTCCCACGGAAACAAACGCCGCTGCGTAGCGAGTGCCCGCAATTAGCGTGTACGAACTAGGGTAGCTCCCAGTAGTATCTAAAGAACGAGTGTAGACTGTGTTTGAATTTGCTAGGAGTCCTGTATCGGAGGCCGCGCGTGCTACCAATGTGGCATTTCCACTTGCGTCGGCTGTGTACAGCCCAAGCCTTGCCAGAGTGAGTCCGCTGGACACTGACGAGCCAGACGCTATTGATATCTGCGAGATTGTGAGCGTGTAGGCTGGCGTGAAAAAAGACCAGTACACGGCACCAGACGCAATTGAACTAGATGTGCCAACGGTCTGCCGATCAACAGTGTCGATCAGCGCAGTCGTCTGATGCTGCCGCGCTGCGAGCGCTGCCGCCGTGATAATGTCCGACGACGCTGGAACAAAGTAGCTCAAGCTGTTCCACGCCGTGCTGCCGTTGCCGATCTTGATACGGCCTGTGTCTGTCTCAACGACAATCTCGCCAGCCGCAATGGTTGGGTTATAGGCCGCAATCGTTGCAGCCGTTCCGCGCTTGTGCTGTACTGTTCTCATGTTGCGTACACGCTCACCGTATCGATTGCCTGACTGCCGACATTGCTTGCAACGATCGTGTATGCGTCGTTTGTTGTGCCAGCGCCGCTATATGTCAGCGTGCCGCCACCACCTGAAGAAGTTGCCACGGTAGATCCGTTCTTGCGGACGGTAAAAGTCTGATTGCTGTCGGTTTCATCGCCGCAGTTGAACGAGATGAAAACCGTTCCTGCCGCAGTAAGCGTGAAGGCGTAGTGCGACATGCCATTCGCGTCATCCCAATAAAACGCAGCGGCCCGTGCGTATGGCGTTGCAGACGTTCCATTACCGCTGAAAGACGAAGTGCTGCCGTTGTCTCTTGAGATGGCTATCTTCTGGTTCGTTGCGCTGATGCTTACGCTGCCAGACGTAACGTAGTTACCAGTGCCGCCGCTATTTATTGCCGCAACGCGGAAGAGATACGTTCCCGTTGCCAGCCCTGTGACTGTTGCCGTCGTTGCGGAAGATGCAGTATGAGAAAAACTGGTCCAGTTGGATCCAGCGTTGGTGCTGTACTGAATGCTGTAGTCCGTTATCGTCGCGCCGCCATTGGACGATGGCGCTGTCCATGAAAGTGAAGCCTGCGCTGCCCCTGCAGTCACAGACAAAGACGTTGGCGTGCCTGGAAGAGTCACCACATACTCACCGCAATCGTAAACGTAGCCATCCGCCAGCGTTACCTCTGGGCTGAACAGCGTCACAACGCCAGACGAGTTGCGGTAGTAGAGCGCTCCGCTGGCCTGGTTGATACCAAGAACGCCATTGCTAAGCGTGCTAGGCACGTTGCCGCTGGTATTGCTGTACGGTATGCGGACGGTGTTAGCCATCAGAATGTGCCAGAGTCAATCGTTACGCCGTCAATGCTGCCGCCAGTGATGTTGACGTTGGATGCCGCCTGCGTCGCCATAGTGCCAAGGCCTAGGTTTGTGCGTGCGGTAGCAGCGTCAGCTAGGTCACTAAGATTACTGGCCTTGGCAAGTTTTAGGCCGATATTGGTGCTGACGGTCGTGCTGAACGAAGCATCGTTTCCGAGAGCGGTTGCAAGTTCTGCCAGCGTATCAAGGGCCGCGCCCGCACCGTTGACCAGATTGCTGACTGCCGTGGACACAAAAGCAGTCGTAGCCAGCTGCGTGCTGCTCGTGCCTGCTGTCGCTGTTGGCGCTGTTGGCGTTCCCGTGAACGCAGGAGAAGCCTTGAGAGCGTAGTTTGTCAGCTGGCCTGACACATCAACGGAAGTAACAGCATTAGCAACAAAAGCCGTCGTGGCAATCTGCGTAGTGTTGGTGCCAGATGCAGCCGTTGGGGCCGTTGGGGTTCCAGTGAGCGCAGGGGATGCCTTCTGTGCATACGATCCAGGCCCACCAATGGCGACAACCGTAGCGGATCCGCCGCTGCCTTGGCCGATGTACAGGATCTGATCAACTTCTGAATAGGCAAGCTCACTCTGCACAAGTGACGTTGGAGCGCCAGAAGCGCCACCTGTTGCCCTACGCTTGATACGAAGTGTGTTAGCCATTACCAGTTTCCTCCATCAGTGATGCTTGTATCTGGATAGTTGCGCCATTTGCTGCTCGAGTATCTCAGCACATCGCCTTCCGCAACGCTGCTGATCTGCGTATCTGTCAACTGCGAGAGAACGCCACCTGCTGAACCAGATTCACCCTGCGGCCCAATGCCGCCAGAGGCGGAAGCTGTGACCACAGTGCTGCTGACGTTGGCAGATACACCTGATGCCGTGACGGTCGCAGTGATCGGCTGCGCCGTGACGCTGGCCGAAATGCTCATGCGGTCACCTCTACTGTGCCTGTGAGTGCCGTTCTCTGAACACTGCCAGGTGCCACCCAATCAAGAGCCCATCCGTATGTGCCTGCGGCTAGGGCGGCTGTCTGCGTGTCTGTAAGTGACACATTGCACTTCCCTAGCGCCGCATCGGTGACACTCGCAGACATTGCCTGCACGGTGCTGCCGCTCACAAGGCTGACAACCATGGCAGATACCGTGTATCCCGTCAGCGTCATGCCGTCGAAATCCACAACCGCTGCAAAGTCGTTGGCACGCTTGAACGAAAGGTGCATCGTGCCTGGAAGCTGTGTGTACGTTGCCATGTTCACTCCCAGCCGCAGACTTGGTGCAGCTTCTCAATGTCCAGCTTTTTCTTATGAATCAATGACCAGACAATCATTACGATCAGGTGAATTGCGTGCGCGGTTGAGTTTCTTGCTGATGCCGTGCTGAACCGCCGCGCCTTGCGGAAGGCATAACGGCTATAGATCACCTGTTCCCAATGCTCTATTGCCAGCCGCAGTGCATCTTCATCTGATCCTGCACCAGTCAATGATGCCATCGGCGCGTGCCTTGCAGCCAGCATCGTCAGTTCCGAAACAACGCGCGCAGACGCTACAGGCCTCCTGCGTGAAGCGGCCTTAAGCAACAGCTGCACTGACTCAATAAGTTTCTCAAGATCCACTTTTCCCGCCGCACGTTGGGCAGACCGTTCTGTGGCCGTCACCATGCACCACATATCCTTTCCCACCGCAGTCAGCACAGACGGCAGGCCTAGGCTTGGGAGGCTCAGGTTGCGGATCTGGCGGCTTCTGCTGCGCATGAGCAGCGTAGGCTGCTGCAACGGCAGCAGCGGCCCTTGGAGCCTCTCTATTGGCCTGCAGCGGATCGGCAGATAGTGCAGCCAGCAACGCCAGCAGAGAATTCCACATATCACCACCCTTGACCGTGGTTTAAGACCCTATTGCCGTCTGCGTCCATCCGCGCGTGCACAACGTAGGAGCGCTCAGATGGAGGCGGATCAGCGAAAGCCATCACCCAAAGGCCAAGCTTGGCAACCCGTGCCAAGAATCGCAGCACAGGCCTTTCCTGCTGAGGCTTAACTGGCGAGAAGTCAGACGTTGCTGCCCACCATGTGCACGCAACGGCCACCAGCACGGCAATGGAAATTGCACGCATTTCCTTGTTGGTCATTTGTCCACGCTCCAAATCGAGTACAGAAACATCACAACGCAGGCACCAATGACGCTGCCAACCAAGCCAGCTGCACCATGACCAAAAGGCAATCCGCCAGCAAATGAACCGACAACGCCAAGAGCGATTGTTGGGAGCCAGCCATCAGGGCAGCGGCCAGGAAGAAGCCACTTGGCAACACCTCCAACAACCGCACCAAATGCCAGCCAAATCAGAAGCCCCATGCCTGCACTCCTACTGGTTGATATGAAACGTGTCTGCGATCAGTCTCGCAAGTGAAGGCTTTTGCCTTTGCACTTCTGGCGGCGCTGGCGTTAGCCATTTCCCATGGTCAAGATCCCTGTATGGGAAGCCGTCTGTGTCGCCAATAGCCCATGCGTCTTCTAGCATCCCCTCAACAACGCTGCGGCGTGCCCAGAATGATCCATCTGGTTGATCGTTTGGCGTTTTATTTTCCAAGCCTGACTGCCAGCGCGTGCCCCAGCTGTTGAGAATGAGACACAGATCGTCTGGCGCGCCGTTCTTCTTGTGGCGGATTCCTATGGCGCACATTTGGTGCTGCCAAACGCCAGAAGCCTCTGCGATGCCAGAAGGCCCAAGATGGGAGGAGAAGCCTTGGGAACTAGCCAGTGTCACTGGGTAGCCGCTTTCTAAAGATGCCGCAAGTTCTTGCCAAGATCGCACAGACGTAACGTGCCGCAGCGGATGCTTCTTGGCTTCAGCGTCTAGCCGTCCTGCATCGCCTTGGCCCCCACAGCCATACGCCCCGTACTGCTTGGCACGCTCTCCAGAGTATTCAGTTAGGTCTACCGTTGGGTATTTCTGGCGATACACAACGCCATACTCTCTGAGGAACTTGGCAACGCCATAGCCTGTAGCCCCATCGCTAAACCCTCCATAGGGCTGCGCACCATCGCCTGGCTTATTTCGCGCTTCCACGCGAGCGCCCCCATATAGTGGCTCAGAAGCTGGCATTAGTGGAGGGTTTTCAATCTCACCCAAAGACCAGGCCACAGCGTCTGCAACCGCGACTGCGTGCATTCCTCCCCAGCTGGTGCAGTCTCCTATGAGTTGCCTGCCGACAACGAACGGCTTGCCGTAGCGTGCGCGGTGTGCAGCATCAAGTTGCCGATACAGGAAAACGTCTACACCCTTGGCTTCCTGCATAGCCTCTTTTCCTGCATCGCTGAAGTAGCGATCTTCACCAAGTTCCTGCAAGAATCTTTTGGCTCCTGCTGGATCTGGCGTGTACCCAAAGCGTGCGTCTATAGCGTCAACGGTGCGCCGCGTTGCACGCTCAACAAGCACGCCAAGAACGGCCATTGCGACAACAAAGGCAACGGCAGAAATAGACCAGCGCTCACTTCGTGACATTGGCCGCAGCCCTCGCTATATCACGAAACGCGGCAACCCATTCCGCACGGTCTTCATCGGTCACTGGGCCGCCAGAAGACCCAACGGCATCATCTAGGAACTGGTGGATGGCATCGCGCGCCTGTGGCTGGCGTTCCCCAATGCTTTCACCACGGCACCGCATCTGCCTAGCGGCTACGCGAAGATCATCGAAAGCAGCGCCTGTCTTTAGCCGCTTCTCATTGCTGCCGTCATATTCGATGCAGTCAGCGAGGGCCGCGCACATTTCGGCAATGGTCGTTGCGTCTTCCGCTGCCTTGTCTCCCGTGAACTTTCCGCGCAATGAAAAGGCATCGGGTGGAGTTGGGCCAGGTGCGGGAGTTGGCACGCTGGGCCGCAGCGGCATGAATGAGACTGCGGCAGCGATCAGCAGGGCAGCAACTGCAACGTGCTTGCCGTCAATGTCTGGGAACTTTGCATGCGCATAGAGCGCCTTTAGCTTTTCTGTGATTTGCTTGCCTGCCATGAGGTAGACGGCAAATGCCACTAACGCAGCTGTAATCATGGTGCAGACCTAATCAATGGGATGAGTGATTCAATTGCGCCAGACGCAATGGCAAGGATCAGCGTGCGAAGCGCTGGCCTGATGGCAACAAATGCTGGGTAGGTGACAATCGGCACGCAGCGGCCAGCCAGCGTGTCGAATAGGACGGCAACAGCCTCAAGCGCAAGCACCTTCTTTTGCGGCCCTGTAAGCGTTGCCACGCTGTCTAGCGTCGTGACGGCCAGACGCATCAGCGCCACCATCAGCTGCCCAAACTCCTGCCATGTGATGCCGCCAGCGGCCTTGAGCCTGGCCACTGCCAAGAATGCTGAAACCTGTTGCCCCAGATCAGCAAAGGCATGCGCGGCAGCAAGTGGTGCGTCAGTCACAGGCATGCGCGTTCTCCGTAGTTTTTCAATTGTCCACGGCACGCACGCTTACTGGCAGTTATCACCTTCCTCATAAAGAATCATCCCAGGTGGCACCTCAACAATTGGCACGAAAAAGTGCTGCGTCTTGCCAACCCTGCGGCGCTCTTCTGTGTCTGCATCCCAAGTACGCTGCACAGCTGCACACCGCTCGGCAATCTCTTCCTGCGTTGGGTCTGCGTAGCGTGGCGGCTTTGCTCTTAGCCTGCGGTCATTGCGTAGCGGCAGGCTCCACACGGTACGCAGCCGCACTACCTGATCTTTTGTGATCGTGTAGCGCTCGCACAGCGTTGCAATCGGCAGATGCTTGCACCAATCAGCGCGAAACGTCTGCAGGCAAATCGTTGCCGTGTTCCCTGCCATCGTCAGGCTCCATCCATGACATAACAGTCCGCATTGAGGGATTCAGAAAAAGGTGCTGCCCAGTTCTCATCTGCATTGTCCTGTGAAACGGCACATGCTCGCAGTCTTCACCGCTGTACGTTCCAGCCAGATAGGCCGCAGTCCTGTAGATCGCCATACCACCAAAGGCAGAACAGACTTTCACTGGTGGCGATCCAACGGGCGGCACCCACTGGTGCTTCCATCCTCCTTCCCCTGCCGTGTAATCATCACGGTAGGAGTTGAGCCGCAAGGCCCATGCGTCATAGTGCACCCACGCAGGCCGCACTATTGGCTTATGAGTATCTGACATGCCCACCTGCGGATACTGTGCCAGCGATACGCTTGCCATGCCGTAGGCGGTATGAGCAGCTGCTAGCGCACCAATCCCATGAAGTACGCCAGAATGGGACCAACCTCCCCAGCAATCAAAATCAATCACGATCACATAGTGCGAGTCTCTGGCATTCTTGCGCACCCACTCTTGGCACTCTGTCCTGTACTCAGCCAGTGCCTCTGTTCTCCTGCCTGCAAACTCTGATGTAAATTGCTCTCGGCCTAGGTTGGCATCTTTGTAAGACGCACGCTCATGCTTGCCAACAAACTCACTCAGCACCTCTGATGTGCCGTCTGTGTTGTCATTAGTAGCAATGTGCAGCTGCCAGCCTGCAAAGCTGCCCGCAAGCATCTCGAGCCTGTGGAGGTTGGCACGCAGATGATCAGCGCAGTTGCGTGCAAGCCCGACAAACGCAACGTCTGACCATTCGGCAAGATCCTGCCCCATTTCCGCGTAGCGAGTGAAATCTGCCGCAAACTCTGGCAGCGGCGCAATCAGGCGCTCTGGGATCGTCATCTTTTCCATGCGATCCCAACTCCGTAATCTGCTGAGATCACTTCACGAATAGCGCCTGCCTTCACTATGAAAGCGTCAAAGCAAGCCATAAGGTATGGGTGCGCTGGGTGCGTAATGTCATGGAATACAACGCAGCCACCAGGCCTAAGAAGCGGCCAGACGTTTTCCAGATCTGCCATGCCGCCCTCATACGAGTGATCACCGTCCACCAGAATCAGATCAAACGCATTGGCATGGGACTGCATCAGCTTTGGTACAGTGTCGCGGCTGTTGCCGTTGAGGAACGTTCTGCGCCCCTCATACCCAAACAGGTCTAGCATCTTCTCAATGTGCCAGTGACTTCCACGGCCAGACCCACCGTAGGCAGTGCCCCACATATCGGCGCAGCAGATTGCTTCCAGCGTGTTGATTGAGTTGCCAAGCACAACGCGCAGGCTGTCGCCTTCTCGAGTGCCAATCTCTAGATACTGTCGCACATCGTGCGCAAGGCAATGATCCTTGAGAAACTCATAGAGGCTATCGTTGCTCATGATTGCACCCTAACGGTTGTGCGCGCCTCTTCCCCATACGATTTCTCCACAACCAGGCGGCGCACGTTCCTGTCGTTGAACATCGGCTTGAGCGCGTCAAGCACTGCCTTTCCCATGTTGTCAACGTCTGGAAGCGGAAGCGCTGGTGCCTTTGGCTTTAGGCCACGCTTGTTCCAATGAGATTTTGGGCGCACGAAAACGAAATCACACACAACGTCCAGCGGTTCAGATGTTAGCGATAGCCCAGAGGCTATAGCGGCCTGCGCTACCGATAGCCTATAGGCATGCACTGGGTGTTTGCTTGGCACATACGCGCGTGCGAAACCGCCAACCGTGCTAACTCTCGCACGCGGCTGCGGCACAGGATCGCCAAGCACTGTGAATGTCACAGGTTTCATGCGTGCAGCATGGCAACGCTGTCAAGCAAACCAGCGAGAGAAGTTCAGCACCTCATGGTGCCGCATAACCTGACGCACGCAGCATCCTTCATGCACTTCATCGATCTGATAGGCATGGATCACCGCACCAAATGCCAGATAGAAAACGGCAGTGCCCACTGGAACGGCTTGTAAAGCGCCGTCCAGTGGGCCACCGATAAACTCTAGCTTTAGCCAGCCTGGCTGCTTGCTCATTCGTAACGCAGCACCGCATACCATCCACGCGGGCCACGAGCAACGCCACGCTCAACGATGCGGTAGCGGCCACGCATAGCGTCTTGGTAAAAGCAACACGCACGCTCTGCGGCCTCGGGCGTTTGCCCGTAACCTATACCCTCGCGCATTCCGTTCAGCACTCGGCAGTGCGAGAGCCTTCCCGTGCGTGCGTTTTCTTCAGCCTGCTGCTGCGCCGATACAACCGTCACGTTTCGCGCGTGAATCACATACTGGTCCGCCTGGGCAACAACGCCGCAGAACGCCAACGCCATCAGCAAAACAATCCGTTGCATACGCCTTCTCTCCTTTGGGAATACGGCACTCCTGCG